GGGAAAAGTAATTGAAGCTAATGTGGAGGTTGTTGATCCAAGAAATAGATTCATGTTACCAATGAGGAAGATAGAATTATGAAAACTTTTAAAAGATATTTGTGTGGATGCGACACTTGGATGGCTTGTGCCTATGAAGCAGAAAAAGGTTGTCTTGGTGTAGAATATGGATCTGAAAGAAACCAAATTTTTCACTACGTATTCAAGGGATCTGCAAAGGTAGGTAAACTTTTTGATGGTAATCCAAAAACAATAGATGGTTCAAAAGGGAAACTTATCGACTGTAAAGATCTTTATAAGGTTGACACTGTTTTTGAATTTTTGGAAGATACGTCAATGTGGGGATTCAATGTTATAGATGATGATCCAAATTGGGATGGAAAGATTGTAACAGAATCAAAATTAACCATTACAGGTAAATCTGCTTTAGTTTGTCTTGGAGGCACACCAACTGTTAATGGAAAAGAATTAGTTAAATATGATTATATAAATCCTAATAATGGCGACTACACCATTGATTTGAAAACTAACGGAATTCTTTTGCTTTTTACTAAAACATGATTTCAAGACAAGAAATAGATGATCTCTATGAATGGGCTAAAAATACTAAGTTCCCTCTATATAAACTAAACAATCCAGATCATTATACGAACGGAAAGAGAGTAGATTATAGTTGGCAAAAATTAGTAAATCATAAAAACAAGACAGTCATAAGGAAGAAAAACATGACTGAAAGAATATATCAGATTCATGAAAACCCTGATATATTATGGTCTGCGATTGGAGTTTTTTATGGTGGTACAATAGTAAAATCACATAAGGATCCAGATATATTCAGTGAGCCATATAAAAGGATACAAATACCACTCCAGATACCCGATAGAGAACAGTGTTATATGGTTTGGGAAGATGGTGAAAAAATATTCTGGCAGGAAGGTGAGCCACAGGTTCATTATATCATGGATCACTTTCATGAAGGGTATAATTACTCAGATGATGCAATGATATTTTTGATGCTTGATATAAAAAAATCTACTAAAGTTGAATTATAAATAATATGAACCGATAGATATCGGAGACACGGTATATACCACCAGAGGAGCCACATGGCATCAAATATTAAGTTTAAAAGATCTGCTGTACAAAATCGAGTACCAACCACTGCACAACTGGATCTCGGTGAATTAGCTTTAAATACATACGACGGAAAATTATATACAGAAATTAATACTGGTTCAGCAACAGTTGTAGAAATAGGATCTAAACTTAGTAGTCTTGTAGTCGATGGTGATAATGGTGGCGGCGGTGGAGATGTAGTCTTTCATGGTGCAACAGCAGGCAGAGATTTAACTTGGGATTATTCACATAATACATTAAGTCTTGCTGATAATGTTCTATTAGGTCTTGGAAACTCAAATGATTTATTAATTCATCATACAGGTTCAACAGGATATATTAAAGGTCAAACTGGAAATTTATATATTCAAAGTGACCAAGTTGTAATTATAGGAAATCAATCAGCTTCCACCGCTGGATTAAAATTTATTAATGGTGGGGCTACAGAATTATTCCATAATAATTTACTTAGAATTTCTACAACTGCTGACGGTGCCGATATAGGTGGTACAGGATCACTCAAACTTCCTGTAGGTACAACAGCTCAAAGAAACTCATCACCTGTTGCTGGAGATATAAGATACAATACTACAACTGGTGGTTTTGAAGGTTACTCAAGTTCTTGGGGTGAACTTGGTGGCGGTGGTATTGGTATTGGATCCACTGCAGTCAATCCAGCTTCTGGTGTAGTTGCAAATAGAATTGGTGTTGGTTTTACTGATATTAACGTTGTTGGTACTGGTATTAGTGTTACTGGATATGGTAGTACAATCGTTCTTGACTTTAACGATTTCAAGCCAGGCACTTTCAATAGAAGTATACACAACTATACTGCAACAGCGGGACAGACTACATTTGCAGGGTTGAGTTATGATAATGCAGAGAGACAGATAGCTGTATATCTTAATGGTGCAAGATTAAGTGAAGCCACTTACACTGCAACAAGTGGAACGACTGTAGTTCTTGATGTTGGTGCATCAGTCGGAGATGAAGTTGAAATTATCAATATCAATATTAATAGTGACGTAGATCGAAATGTCAATACATATACCGCAACAGCAGGCCAAACTACATTTACAGGTCTAAGTTATAATAGTATTACAGAATTAGATGTATATTTAAATGGTATTCGTCTTGCAACTGGAGATTATACTGCAACCACTGGTAATACAGTTGTATTGAATGTTGGTGCTTCTGTAAATGATATTGTTGATATTGTATCGACTGGTGATGGTGTCTCATTCAGATCGACTGCAGACACAAGTGGCGATAAATTCACATTAACTAACGTTGGTATTGGCACAGATCAAACTCCTGATAAGTTAAATGTCACAGGTAACGTAAACATTGTTGGTGTTCTGACTGCAACAACTCTACATGGTGATGGATCTAACTTGACAAACACTGGTTCAACATTAAGTGAACCATCAAGTGGAACACAGAGATTAGTTACTACCAGTCTGACAACTGGAACAATGACCAGTTCTGGCACTGGATCAGAGTTGGCATTTGATTATGCAAACAATGAACTAGAGTTTTCTGACAATACTAAAGCATTATTTGGAACTGGTGGAGACCTTGCGATATATCATAATGGTAGCCATTCTTTTATTGATGATACTGGAACTGGTAATTTAAAAGTAAGATCGAATAACTTTAGAGTATCTAACGCAGACGAGTCTAAGATATCTGCAACCTTTGTACCATCAGGAGCCGTTGAATTATATCATAATGATACTTTAAGACTTGAAACTAGAACTAATGATGTTAAATTTCATGGTGGCTTAGTTGCTGTAGATAATGTTAAAATTCAACTTGGATCATCGGGAGATTTACAACTTTTTCATGATGGTACAAACTCGTATGTAAGTGATCCGATTGGAATTGGTAATTTACGTATAAGAATTAATACTGGGCAGATAGAATTACAACCAAAAATTGGAGAGTATGGTCTCATATGTAAACCAGCTGGAGCCGTTGAATTATACCACAATAACATAAAGAAAGTCGAAACCAGTAGCACAGGATTAACTTTAAATGCATCTAGTGGAAGTAGTAAGATAGACATTACAGGATTACTTAATATTGATGGAACTACAGGAGTGCATTTACAGTACAACGGCACTTCAAGAGTTCAAACTACAAGTAATGGAACGTCTATACAAGGTGCATCATCATTAAATGGTGCAGTTACTTTCTTGTCTACGGACGCTTCCACTGCATTTCATTTTAACGCTGGTAATACATCAGCTGCAAGATTTAATGCAAAAGATGGTAGAAAGTTTAGTTGTGGAGATGGCAACGATTTACTACTATATCATGATGGTACTCGATCACATCTCTCCAATAGCACTGGAGAACTTAGACTTGGAGAAGGTGGAGCAAATGTTGAATTGTATTATGGTAGTGTAAAATGTCTCCACACTCACTCAGATAATGGTGGGTCTGTTGGAATTTTTAGAAACCTTACTGCGAATGATAACACAAAAATAATGCTTGGTGCTAGCGCAGATCTACAAATCTACCATTCTGGAAGCCATAGTATCATACATGACACTGGTACAGGTAACTTGACAATTCAATCTAACGCTGGAGAAATACAACTTGCGAAAGGTGGATCCTTTGAACATATGGTTCGGTGTATTGTTGATGGGGCTGTTGAATTATATCATAATGGAACAAAGAGATTTGAGACCACTAGTGGTGGCGCAAAGGTATTTGGTGACTTAGTTGTTGATGGTAACTTAACAAATGAAGATGTTACTACCATTAGTTCTGTTGGTATCATTACTGCACAAAATGGAATCAATGTTACTGGTGGAAATATCAATCTTGGTGATAGTGCTAATACATCTAACCATCGTATTTTCATGGGTGCTGATAATGATATGTTCATGTATCATAATGGAACTCATGGTGTAATCGAAAATACAACTGGTAACTTACATATAAAAGATGATTCAATTAAGTTACAAAATTCTAACTCTACTACAAGACTTGAAGTTCATACCTCTGGTGTTACTGTATCAGGCAATATTTCTGTATCAGGCACAGTTGACGGAATTGATCTACAAACACTTAATAGTGCTGTAGCTACAAACACAGCAAAAGTTTCTAACGCTACTCATACAGGTGATGTAACTGGTTCTACTGCTTTAACTATTGCTAATAATGCAGTAACAGAATCAAAAATTAGTAATAATAGTGTCGTAAATGCCAAGCTTGCAGATATGCAGAACAGTAGAATAATAGGAAGAGTAAGTAGTGGGACAGGAGATCCAGAATATTTAACAGCATCAAGTGTTCGCAGCATGATAAACGTAGAAAATGGTGCTACTGCCGATCAATCTGCAAGTGAAATTCTTACATTACTAAAGACTGTTGATGGTTCTGGTTCTGGATTAGATGCTGACACTTTAGATGGTGTACAAGGGTCTAGTTTCTTAAGGTCTGATGCAGCAGATGTCATGTCTCAAGGCACACAAGGCACAGCTACTTTAGATGTTAGAAATACAGGTGGTGCTGGTTCTGGAACTGATACTGGAGCTATTATTGCAGAATTTAAGGGCGACTCTGATGCTTTGCGAATAAGAAATATAGGTGGTGGTGATTATGGTATTTACAATATTCAGCAAAATAATGGAATTGAAATTTATGACGGTACTGGCGGTGTCAGGATCTTATATAACGGAAGCACTAGTATTGAGTTTGATTCTGGTAATAATTATGGAGATTTTAAAGGAATCCCGACAGTAAACGGTACGAATCTTGTTAGAGCAAGTGACACTATTGCATCAGCTACAAACGCAGATACCGTTGACAGTTTACACGCTACTAGTTTCTTAAGGTCTGATGCAAATGATACTTTGGATGGCAATCTAACTTTTGCTGCTGGACATTACATAAAGAGAGCTGATAACAAGAGTGGATTTTTCACTGGACTTCATGGTTCTGGTTCAAATAATGACACACATTCAAATCCAATCTATACCATAGGGCCTAATTATAATCCTGCTTTGACCACTCTCGGTAATATGTATGGTATTGGATACACTCATGGTGGTAATTCTTCATTCGGGCCTGGTGGTGCTTGGGGACTGTATGTTGCTGCCGATGGTGATGCAAGAATTTTTCTTGATGCATCATATGGTAGAATCTATATTAATGATGGAAACACTATTATACAAGAGGGAGACGGTAACGGTATTAGAATACAAACTAATAATGGTTATGTAGACATTGGCTCAATGAATACTAGCTATGCTCATTTTCAAACTGACAGAACTCAATTCTACTTCAATAAACAAGTCATAGTAAACGGTAATATAAAACCTTATTCAAATAATAACTTTGATTTAGGTGATTCATCAAATCGTTGGGCAAACATTTATGTTAATGACCTTCAATTATCCAACGAGGCTAAGAAAGATGAAGGTGGAAATGATGTAGACGGAACTTGGGGCAATTTTACAATACAGGAGGGTGAGAACGATTTGTATTTAATAAATAATCGTAACGGAAAGAAATACAAATTCAATCTTACGGAGGTACAATAATGCCAATTTACTATGGAGGTGGAGGAGGTAATTCAACTCAAGGTAGAATCATAAAAATTCATAGAAATACTACCACTAGTACAAGTAGTAGCACTAGTGAGTTCAGGAATATCTTTGATGATAATATTACTCCTACTGGTAGCTCTAATTGGTTTGTGATACATTGGAGAGTTGCAATGTCTCATACCGTCAATTTCTCTAATTACTGCCAACTAGTAATAGGTGGTAATGTAGTAGCTGGTAGAGGTGGTGGTGGTTATCAATCTGCTAGTCAATCTCATTACAATGAAGGTTATGGTAATGGTCATATGTTTAATGCAGCTTATTACATGTTCCAAGGGCATTATACTCATATCACTAGCAACTCAAATGCATTTGAATTTAGAATAAGAAATAGATCACAAGGTGGAACAACATATTTAAATCGTTCATATAGTTACAATGATAATTCACGAGGATATCCAATGTCTGAGTATACCATTTATGAGATGGAGGGATCTTAATGGCTTATCCGATTGATACTGCACTATCAGAACATTATGAACAATATGAATGGACTATTTACGATAGTGATTATGATACTCTAGAATGGAGTGAGAAAAATGCGATACCCAAACCAACAAAAGAAGACCTTGAATCTAAACTCGCTGTTATAAATGCAGCAGAACCGATGAAAAGATTGAGATATGAAAGAGATAGATTACTGTCAGAATGTGATTGGGTTGTAACAAAGGCAGTAGAAAAAGGAGACACAGTGTCTGATGCTTGGAAAACATATCGTCAAGCACTTCGTGATTTACCATCAACACAAACTCCAGAGATGGAAGAGGAACCAACCACACAACTTGGTATAAAAAACGTTACCTGGCCAACTAAACCCTCATAAAAATTATTAAATTGAAATTATCTTACAATGCCGTTCCATTCTTTCCAAGTATGGTTCATGAATTTAAAAATCCTAAATTTAACGATATAAAAAATGACTTAATTGAATATGTATATAATGAAAGAAAAAATGATCCTAAAGGAGAATCATTTTCTAATATAGGTGGGTGGCAATCCAAGCCATTTAAGATAAGTGATGAAAATAATATAATACATTCATACATATATGATTCTATTACAAATTTTACAGTAATTAATCAAGATACACGAATGTATGTTGATGCATGGATGAATATCAATCCTAAAGGTGCTCGTAATGAAAAACATACACATCCTAGTTGTGCTTTTGCAGGAGTTATATGGCTAAAGATTCCAGAAAATTCTGGTAATTTGTTTTTTTATTCTCCTTTTGGACATATTGGTATTGATGAAATAATGGCTTATGATCAAGA